GTTATGGCTGGTCCTGTTAACAAGCAGAACTTGTCTAAGATGGCTGGCATTGCTGGTCAGCGTTTCAATGTTACAGGCGCAAAGCCTTCTACAATTATCGGAGCCGCAGACATTTATGTTTCCGACTTTGGTAACGTGAGCATTGTTGCTAACCGCTTCCAACGTGAGCGTGATGTTTTTGTGCTTGATCCTGAGTACGCATCAGTTGCTTATCTGCGTCCCTTCCAGACAGTTGAACTGGCTAAGACAGGTGATGCCGAGAAGCGTATGCTCTTGTGTGAGTGGGGCTTGAAGATCAAGAACGAGAAGGCTCATGGCGCTGTCTATGACCTGAACTCAACAATTCAGACCTAATCTGAAACAACTGGGTGGGCTAATAACCCACCCTTTTTTTATGACTACAAAAATCTTTGATACAAACCTAGAGATGGGGACTCAGAAACTTTGGCATTACGATGCTGAAAAAGATGAGGCAACCATTCAGACAATTATTGATGCTACAAATGTAGTAGAAGCAAACAAAGAACGATTTAATTCGTTTGATGAGAAGGCCAATTGGAAAGGTGATATGCACCATGTTGCATCCATTCCTATGGCTTTGTATTATCAAATGAAAGCCGAAGGTAAGCTTGATGACCAAGCCTACATGAAACGATGGCTCAATGACCCTGATAATCGTGCATTTCGCACAAGACCTGGAGAAGTTTAATGGATAGTAAGACCATTGGGATATTAGTCCCAACACGGGACTTTGTTAATTCTGGATTTGCTTTTGACTTAGCGAGGCTAGTTGGATTTACTGTAGGTACAACAAATCACAAAGTAGTGATCTACACTAGCTCTGGCACATTGTTGTCAGCACAACGTCAGGATCTGGCTAGGGATGCTATTGAGGCTGAGTGTACACATACCCTGTGGCTAGATAGCGATATGCGTTTCCCAAAGGATTCTATTATTCGATTACTCGCACATGATACGGGTATTGTCTGTGGAAACTATGCCAAGCGTAGATTCCCAACAGAACCGATTGCGGTGAAAAAAAATACCCCAGATATGGATGCAACTTTTATCAATCGGGTATATACTGAGGACGATTCAACAGGACTTGTTGAAGTAGACTACTGCGGAATGGGTGTGATGCTCGTTAAATCCGAAGTCTACAAATCTATGGAATATCCTTGGTTTGCTATCCCTTGGGTTCCCGCTGCGGAAGACTATATTGGTGAAGATGTATGGTTTTGCCGTAGAGCTGCTCAGAATGGGCATAAAACTTATGTTGACCAGGATCTATCAAAGCAGATCCATCATATTGGCACATTTGAGTACAAACATGAACACACACTAATGTGTAGGGATGTAGAAAATGGCGATTGACACTTTTGCAGGATTAAAGACAACGATAGCAGATTATCTTAATCGGGATGACCTGACTTCTGTTATCCCAACTTTTATTACTATTGCAGAAGCTAAATTTAATCGTAAGTTGCGTGTGCGACAGATGATTATACGTGCCAATGGTCAGATTGAAACTGCATTTTTTTCCTATCCTTCTGATTGGCTAGAGGCCAAAGAGTTTCAATTAAACACAAATCCTATAACAAGGCTTAAGTTTGTAACTGAAGCTCAAGGTGATGAATTAAAGGCTACTAGATATACTACTGTTGGAACGCCAGCTTATTACACAATTACTGGTTCTCAGTTAGAATTCATACCTACACCTGATTCAACATATTCCGCAGAACTTACATATTATGCTAAGATTCCTGCGTTAAGTGATTCAAACACAAGCAACTGGCTTTTAGCTTATGCCCCAGACTTGTACCTATATGGTGCGCTAATGGAAGCTACACCATATTTGAAAGATGATGAACGTCTACCAGTATGGAGTCAGATGTATGTCAACTCCTTGGGCGACATTGAGGTAGCAGATGAAAGGGCTTCTGTTTCTTCAACTCCACTTGTTCGTGCCCGTACTTTGGGATAAAAAATGTCATCATTTAACGACTATACAGAAAATTTAGTATTAACCTTTTTGTTTACAAACAGTACTGCTACTCGGCCTACTGCTTGGTATGTGGGGTTATTTACTGCCGCACCTAGTGATACTGGTGGTGGCACAGAAGTAACTGGTAATGCTTACGCCCGTGTAGTTACGGGAACAATGTCTGTTTCTGGAACTTCTCCCACTACTGCAACGAATAATGCGGCTATTGAGTTTGCCGCTGCCTCTGGTGGAAATTGGGGAACAATTGGTTGGGCAGCAGTATTTGATGCTTCTACTGGTGGAAATATGTTGGCATGGGCTGCGTTGACAACAAGTCGAACCATTAATGATGGCGATGTATTTCGCATACCTGCTGGCAGTTTAGATATTACTTTGACATAACATGGCTGCATACGGGCTTGGTTATTACGGAGGAGGAAATTACTCCTTTGGAGTAAGTCTTGGTGAGGCGACTATTGCTTCACAAAGCTCCGTAAGTATAGGCGCTGAGAGAATACAGATTGGATCGGTAACAGCATCTGCTGAAAGTGCTGTTTCGATTGATGCAAGATATAGTGCCGCAGGTGCAGCAACTATGTCAGGCGTGTCGGGGGCGAGTATAGATGCGACAAGAGTAGCTTTTGCATCGGCTACTGTTGTGTCAGATGCAGAGATGACAGTTGGATCAACTGTAATTTTAAATGCGGCAGTATCAATGGATGCAATAAGTGATGCATCTATATATGGTGAAAGAATTCAAAGGGCTTCTGTTTTGTTTGATGCAACATCTAGTATGGTTGTTGTGGCAAGAAAGAAATGGGAAACTGAGGTGGATATATCAGAAACTTGGACACCAATTACTGATATTTCTGAGACTTGGACAACTATTAGTTCATAGAGGTAAAAAATGGCAGATACAACCACCACAAATCTAGGCTTAACCAAGCCAGAAGTTGGCGCATCCACAGATTCATGGGGTACAAAGATCAATACTGATCTGGACTCTATTGATGCGTTGTTTGATGCAGGTCCCGTTCTAAAAGTAACCAAAGGTGGTACTGGTGGCGCTACTGCATCAGCCGCACGAACTGCTCTTGGTTTGGCAATCGGTACAGATGTATTGGCCTACGATGCAAACTTGCAAAGCTTTGTTACAGCATTCACATTACCTACTGCTGATTCAACAGCCAATTATGTTTTAAAGACTAATGGATCTGGCACTTTGGGTTTTGCGGCTCCTGCGGCTGGTGATGTGACATTAACTGGTACACAGACACTAACAAATAAAACAATTAGTGGTGCAGACAATACACTTACAGTTGATGGTACGAATTCTGTTGGATTTAGAAACGTTCCTCAAAATAGTCAATCAGCCGCATATACATTGGTTTTGGCTGATGCTGGTAAGCATATTTTTCACCCATCAACTGATGCTAATGCAAGGACCTTCACAATCCCTGCAAACAGTTCTGTGTCTTACCCAATAGGGACAGCAATAACATTTATTAACATGACTAGCCAAGTGGTGACGATTGCAATCACTACTGACACAATGTATTTATCTAGTGCTGGCACTACAGGCTCACGCAGTCTTGCTCAGTATGGATCAGCAACTGCTATCAAAATGACTTCAACAACTTGGCTTATTTCAGGGAGTGGATTGACATGAGTGGTGCATTACAAGCCGTATTTCAAAACCATCGTTCTTTTGGAGCTGCGCCAGACTCACAGTCTTTCACGACTGCTGGTACATATTCTTGGGTTGCCCCCTCTGGAGTAACTTCTGTTGCTGCAGTTGCGGTAGGTGGTGGTCAGGCTGGCGCTCAAGGTTTTTACTGCTGTGGTATTCCAATTGGAGGTAATGGTGGAGATGGTGGTTCATTGTCGTATAGAAATAACCAGTCTGTAACACCAGGAACAAGCTATACAGTTATTGTTGGTTCTGGAGGGTCTGGAAGCTCTGCTGCAAGTGGAGGCAATAGCTCTTTCATATCGACCGCAGTTTTACTTGCTGTGGGCGGTTTTGGTGCGGGGACAAATACTGGAACTTTTTCTTCAGTTGGCGGAGATAGCTATGGCAGTAGCTCCACTTGTAATGGTTCTGGAGGTGGCGGAGCTGGTGGATATGCTGGAGTTGGTGGGTTCTGCAATGGTACTGGTAGCTCCAGTCAAAGCCAACCGCCCAAAGCAGGTACTGGTGGCGGTGGCGGTGGCGGTGGTTCTTTAGCCATTGGTTTTGGCTTTCAGCGTGGAGGCTCTGGTGGTGGTGGTGTTGGCATCTTAGGGCAAGGCGCTAATGGTGCTGCGGGAACTCGAAGTACCACAGTTAACGTCAATGGATTGCCTGGAGGTGGCGGATCAGGTGGCGCTAATGGAACACAAGGTAGCGGAAGTGCGGCTGGAGCAGGTGGTGGGTACGGGGGTGGCGGTGGAGGTGGAGTTCCGCAAGTCAGCGGATCTTATGCTTCTGGTGCTGGTGGTGCTGTTCGGATTGTTTGGCCAGGCGCTACTCGACAATTCCCATCAACTTGTGTAGGTTCACCATGAATTTATTTATTGAAACAGAAAACGGGCAGACTAAAAATCATCCCGCATTAGAAGAAAACTTAATTCAAGCATTTGGTTGTGTTCCTGCTAATTGGGAGGCATTTGTTAGGATTGAAAAGCCTATACCTAGTTTGTATCAAGTGTTTACAAGTGATATTCCAACATACTCAAAAGTAGATGGGGTTTGGGTTGATGTTTGGACACTTCGTGATATGACTCCTGAAGAAAAAAGTGCCAAACAACAAGTAATTATTGATTTATTTAATTCTCGTGAACAAGCAAGTAATTGGTCAGCATGGTCTATTGATGATGCTACTTGCACAATGAAACCACCAATTCCACGACCCGATCCAGACCAAACAAAATTGGATGCTGGAATATTTACGTTTTGGTGTGGCGCAGAAAGTAATTGGAAAGATACTCCAGTTAAACCTACTGATGAAAATCAATATAAG